GGGCCTTTACAGTGAGAGCGGTGACCTCATCGCCATCTGCAACACCCCCGACACGGAAAAGGTGGCCATCACCGGCGGCGTGTCCGGCAAGCTCACCATGCTCATGCACATCATTGTGGCGGATGCCTCTGTGGTGGAGTTTATCATCAATCCCTCCCTGGATGCTATCAGCCAGGAGGAGCTTGATGCTGCCATCTCCGACCACAATGCAAGTGCTACCTGCCACGCAGACATCCGTGCCCTGGCGCTCAACTCTGTGCAGCAGGGCGATGTCTACACCAAGCCCGAAACGGACGCACTGGTGGAGGATGCTGTTACTGAGCACAACAATGACGCTGAGGCGCACCCTGCCACGCAGGTGGCCGTGTCCGGCTTGGACAGCCGCCTTGCATCTCTGGAGCTGAAATACGGCACTAATGTCACCGGCAACTCTTTTGAGGTGACTTTTGCCAATTTGACAGGCCTGGTGGTGACGGGCGTGTGGAATGAGCCTTATGCGAGGATTGAGTTTTAATGCCCAATTATGACATCATCCCGCTGGCCAATGACCTGCTGGACTACACCATCCAGAGGGTCAAGGCCAAAGAAATCGAATACCGCAAGGTAAAGGCTCTGGTGCAGGAAAATGGCCAGCTCATTGACCGTGACTTATACGAAAAGGTCAAGGATGATGGCAAGCCCCATTTTCCCAAGTCCCAGACATTCCACCTCTGTGCCCGGCTTGAGGACTGTGCTGCTGACATCCTGGAGCTTTGCATCTCTGCTGATGGCCGGTATTTTGAAACCGAATATGAGCAGAGGCTTTCTGATCTGGACCGTGTGCTGGTAAAGTGTGACACCATGCTCCAGTACATCAACATGAGCTTTAAGCGCAAATACATCACGGGTGACCAGTGCCACTATTGGGCGGAGCTTGTCCGTCCCATCAAGCAAAAGGCCTTTAACTGGCGGCGCAACGATGCCAACCGTGCGGCAGCTCTGCGGGAGGCCAAAACGGCTCAAGAGCTTGCCAAGATGGGCCAGATGGCCCAACAGATTGCAGAGGCAATGCGCCGCACCTAAACGGATATACCGGCCAAGAGCCGTTATATTTGGGTATGACCTATTTTTCCACTGTACTCCCCGAACACGAACAACACCAACAACGCCTACTACTTGAACACTAACGGCAATGTCAACAACAACAACTGCACCAATACCAACGGGTCCCGCCCCGCTCTGATGGTAAGGTCCGACCGAGTAAGCCCAAAGCTGAAAGCTGCGCCATCCATCGCATCAAAGGAGGTCATACCCAGCCTTGCTCACGCAAGGCGAATACATTGCGCTGATGCCCGCCGCCTCTCAAGAACTGGCTGCGGGCTGCTGGGCCTGTCAATTACCGGCCCCGGAACGGCACATGATGAGAGGGTGGCCAGCCGCCAAGCAGACAGGAGGCCATCCGTTTGATGATTAAGAAACCCCTATTGAGTTTCAGAGAAATATGCACCTTTGCGGTGCTCTACAAAGCATACCTTGCCGCCCGGAGAGGGAAACGCTCCAGAGCGGCCACCGCACACTATGAGGTGCACCTGCTGGAAAACATCGTCAACCTGGTTTACATCTTGAGCACCAAGATATACCGGCCCGGTGTTTTCCGTGTGTTCTATGTCTATGAGCCCAAGAAAAGACTGGTACAGGCTCCAGCCTTTGTGGATAAGGTGGTCCAGCACGCCATTGTGGACAACCTGCTTTATGACCGCATCACACAAAGTTTTATCCTGGATAACTACGCATCCCAGAAAAACAAGGGGCTCCACTTTGGCCTGGACAGGCTCCGGGGCTTTTTCATAGACTACTGGAACAAAAACCGCACTGCCGAGGGCTGGGTCCTCAAATGCGATGTGCGGAAATTCTTTGCAAGCATCGACCATGACAGGCTCAAGGAAAAGCTCAAAAAGCTGGACCTTGAGCCTGTGGTTTATGATCTGCTTTGCACCTACATTGACTGCTCAGACGGCTTGCCTCTGGGCTATCAAACCTCACAGCTCTTTGCCCTGTATTTCCTTGATGACTTTGACCACTTCGTAAAGGAAAAGCTGCACATCAAATATTATGGCCGCTACATGGATGACTTTTTCCTCATCCACCCGGACAAGCAATATTTGCAGTTTTGCCTCAAGGAAATTCTGGCCTACATGGACAGCCTGGGCCTTGAGCTGAATGAGAAAACCCAGATTTTCCCGCTGAGAAACGGGATTGACTTTTTGGGCTTTCACACCTACCTCACGGAGAGCGGCAAGGTCATCCGCAAGCTGCGCCACAGCAGCGTCAAGCGGATGCGTGCCAAGCTCCGCCGCTGGGAGCGGGACTATCCCGCCGGACTGGTCACCCGTGAGCAGATTTTGCAATCCTGGCAAGCGTGGGATGCCCATGCAGCTCATGGCAACACTTGGAACCTGCGCCAACAGGTGCGGGACCGTGTGCAAAACATTCTAAAGGAGGAAATCTGATCTATGGCCACAACTACCCTGGGCAACAAAGCTGTTGGCAGTGTTATCAAGCTCAAAGAGAGCGGTGTGCTGGCGGAGTTTTATGTTGCCAAACATGACTATGAGAGCGGCCTCAACGGTGCGGGGCGCACCCTGGTGGTCCGCAAGGACTGCTATGACACCCGTGCATGGCACAGCTCCAATGTAAACGCCTACGCATCCAGTGCCATTGACACCTGGCTCAACAGCACCTACAAGGGGCTGCTGGACGCTGACATCCAGAGCGTTATTGGCACCACCAATTTTTACTACACCCCCGGCAACGGCTCCACCAGCGTGACCACGCTGACCCGTGCCATTTTCCTGCTGTCCGTCACTGAGCTGGGCAAGACCGCCAGCTACGCCAACACGGAGGGCTCTGCACTGTCTATCGCCAGCAGCTTGCAGATTGCCTACCGCAACGGCTCTGCGGTTACTCAGTGGACCCGCTCCCCGTTCACGGGCGGCACCGTCAGCGCCTGCTGCTTGGTCGCTGGCGGCGATGTCGGCAGCGACGGCTGCACCAATACCCGCGGGTCCCGCCCCGCTTTCACTCTCCCCTCCACCCTCTCTGTCAGCGATGACGGCTCTGTGTCCGTCAACACTGCGCCCACCATCACCAGCGGAACTACCAACGGCGCAAACCTGGGCACCAAGGCTGAGGGCTTTAATCTCACTTATACTGTCAACGATGTTGACGGCGATGCTGTCACCGTCAAGGAGTATCTGGACGGCACGCTCAAGCGCTCCTACACCGCAGTGCTGGGTGCCACCAACACCTTTGAGTGCGTGACCGCCGCCAACTACCAGAAAATCCTCAACGGCACCCACACCCTCAAGGTGGTGGCCAATGATGGCAAGGCCGACAGTGCAGAGTTTACGGTGACTTTCTCCAAAAAGATCACCACGGCCACTGTGACCCTGGCAGATGCTCTGGAGGCAGATGACCTCATTTCTGTCATGGTTGCTACCGTCCTGGGCTCCATCCCCGATGATGCAGACCTGGAGGTGCTGGTCACCAACAACGCCAATGACACCAGCCCCGTGTGGGAGGATGCCACCGCAGACATCCTGGCCGGTGCCAACCATGTCTTTACCAACCAGACTGCCGCCAACGGCTTTGCGTTCAACTTCAAGCTCACCGTGAGCAGAGGCGCAAGTGATGTGGGCGGCTATATTTCTAACATCGGAGGTGCATTTCAGTAATGGGTATCAAAGCAACCAACAAGAGCCTCAAGGAGATCAATGAGGCCAAGCGCTACGAACAGCAGCGCAACGATGCCGCCGCCATTGCCTTTGTGGTGCTGGCTGAGAGCGGCCAGGTGGATGATGTCACTGCATCTGAGCAGTCCATGCTCTTTGCGGCCTGGGTGCCCGGCGTGGCCTATTCTGTGGGCCAGCTCCGCCAGCACAACGGTGTCCTGTACCGTTGCGTACAGGCCCACACCTCCCAGACCGGCTGGGAGCCCGATGTGGCCACATCCCTGTGGGCTGTGACCAGTGACCCCGCTGAGGAGTGGCCCGCATGGAGCCAGCCTGTGGGCGCACATGATGCCTATGCGGCAGGTGCTAAGGTCACCCACAATGACCAGCACTGGATTTCTACGGTTGACGGCAATGTGTGGGAGCCTGGCGTTTACGGCTGGGACGCTGCCACTGAATAAAGGAGGCGGTCCCCATGGTCATTGAAATCTCACTTTCCGGGCTGCTTGCTCTTTTGGGCATCCCCACAGCAATCACGGCTTTTTGCTCCTGGATGCTCCAGCGGCGCATCACCAAGCGTGAGGAGGCCCAGGAGGCAAGGGAAAGAGCCCGTGAGAAAAATGAGGTGCTTATCATCCGTAGCACCGGCGCTGCCATCGCTTTGGGAGAGGCCACCGCAGAGGCTCTGAAAAATGGGCATTGCAATGGCGAGATGGAGGCAGCCCTGGAATATGCCCGCAAGGTCAAACATGAACAGAAAGACTTTTTGACTGAGCAGGGTGTCCACGCACTGTATTAAGAGAGGAGGGCGGTGATGGAGTTTTCAAAAAAGATGCTGGTGCTGCACAGCACAATCACGGTGCTGTTGATTATTGCTGTGGTGGTCATCAATGTAGCAACTGAGCACGATGTCACCGCCCTTGCCGCTTTGGCTGGCACATCCTTTGTGGTTGATGGCACCTGGGGCGGCTTTTACCTGTGGAAATCCAAAAATGAAAACCGGGCGAAATATGCCCAAAAGTTTGTGCGCCTCTTTGCCAAGCAGTATGGCGTGGACGCTGCCATCCGCCTGGCTGAGATCGTGCTGAAAGACTAAAAAAGGAGGTACAGAATGAGCAACAGCCCTCTTGTAACCTATACCAACATCACGAAAAACAAAACCAGCCCCCGCAGGAGCAAGATTGATGCCATCATCATCCACTGCATTGTTGGCCAGTGGACCGCCAAGCAGGGGTGTGACTATTTTGCAACCACAGACCGGGACTGCTCCGCCAACTATGTGGTGGGCAAGGACGGCTCCATTGGCCTCTCTGTGGATGAAAAAGACCGTGCCTGGACCTCCGGCGGCTCTCTCAAGGTAAATGGCATTTCTGGTGCTGATTGGGACCACAGAGCCGTCACCATTGAGGTGGCCAGCGATACCACCCACCCCTATGCGGTCACGGACAAAGCCCTTGCAGCCCTCATTGACCTGTGCACTGACATCTGCAAGCGCAACGGCATCAAGCAGCTTTTGTGGCAGGGTGACAAGTCCCTGGTTGGAAAAATCGCCAAGCAAAACATGGCCGTTCATCGCTGGTTTGCCAACAAGGCGTGCCCCGGCGATTATTTGTATAACCTGCACGGCCAGATTGCCGCTGAGGTCAACGCAAGGCTTGGGGTGGCATCTCAGCCCGCCCAGGATGAAAAACCCGCCCTGGGGCTCTCTGTGGGCGATGTGGTGACCTTTACGGGCACCAAGCACTATGTCAGCTCCAACGCCAACAACGGCAAGAGCTGCAAGCCCGGAAAGGCCAGGGTCACTGCCGTGGCCAAGAGCGGCAAGCACCCCTATCATCTGGTCAAGGTCACTGGCAGCACCTCCACTGTGTACGGTTGGGTGGATGCCGCAGACATCCAGGTGGAGGAGCCCGCCAAGATCGTCAAGGGCAGCACCGTCAAGGTGAATAAGGGAGCTAAGACCTACACCGGCGGCTCTCTGGCATCCTTTGTGTACCGCAACACCTACACGGTCATGCAGGTCAATGGCTCCCGTGTGGTCATCGGCCAGGGCGGCGTGGTTACTGCCGCCATGAACATCAAAGACCTCACCCTGGTGGGGTAAAATAAAGAGGAGGTTTATATCATGGAATACATCTTTGACTGGTCCGTTATTCTCAGCATCGTTGGTGCCCTGGTTGTGGTCACCAACATCATTGTCCAGGTCCTCAAAAAGCTCACTTGGGACAAGCTGCCCACCAATCTCCTGGCCATCATCGTGTCCATGCTGTTGACCCTGGCAGTGTTCTTTGCATACTGTCAGATCAAGAGCGTGGCGGTGGTCTGGTACACGGTGGCCGCTGCCATCGTGCTGGGCTTTTTCGTGGCCTATGCCGCAATGTTTGGCTTTGATAAACTGAAAGAGGCCATCATGCAGCTCCAGAATAAGGAGTAAAAAGCTATGGCCAGATGGGGCAACTGTGACTATAAGCAGCTCCAGCAGCTCCGTGATAACATCGCAAAGCTGGAGAGCGTAGACATGGAGAAGTTTTGCCGGGATGTGTCCAAAGAGCTGGCCCGGAAACTGTTGCGCCTGGTCATCCCCCGCACCCCTGTTGGCATCTACAAAAACGGAGCCTATACCTGCGCCATGGGATTTACTCATTATGGGCACAATGTCCCCGGAAAAAACGGCGGCACATTGCGCCGTGGCTGGACAGCCAAAACGCATGATGAGGCCGCTGGCGGCAGCGGCAGTGGCTTGAATAAAGCCGCCGCTTATGCGGATGCTCTGCCAATTACCAAGTCTGGCAACACCTACACTGTTGAGATCATCAACCCGGTGGAGTATGCCAGCTATGTGGAGTTTGGCCACCGCACACCAAAAGGTGGTTGGGTGCCGGGGCACTATTTCCTCACGCTTTCAGAGCAGGACCTTGAGAAACTGGCACCTGCGGCCATAGAGCGGAGGCTGGAAAAACTGCTAAAAGACACATTCAGAGTATGAGAAAAGCCGGAGAGGGTCAAACCTCTCCGGCTCTTTTTTTTATTCTTCCATAAGCTGGCGCACTTTGTCCAAATATTCATTGTATGCGTTTTCAATGGGTATAAAATCCGCATCGTGTTCTTGTAATCTGTTCAGAAAAGCCTCCAACCTACGCTGCCGCCCCGCTTGCGTTTTCAACTGCATGGCGGCTGTTGTTTCCTTTTCAAAAATACGGTCCAAAAAATCCAGCATCAACGCATCAACTGCAGAAAGTGCACTCTCACAAGCCTTGATGGTGCGCTTATCTATTTTGCACCCAGCTTGCTTGGCTTGCAACAGAGTGTGTGCACATCTGCGGGCCAACTGCAAGCGGCTGAAAAATGTTTCATCGTTATAGGTCTGTTGGCACAACTGGAAACTCTCAGCCAATATGCGGGCATCGTTTTGTGCTTGCATCGGTGAGTAATATTTCCGCATATCCCGCAGAATATCAGCGGGCACCTCCCTCTCCGCAAAGGAGATGCTGATGCCCGGCTCCACTGGCTGTGTCAGATCAGAAACAACCGGCTTTGCTTTTGGTTTTCTCTTTCTCAGCAGCAGGAAAGTGAACAGACCGAAGATGACGGCCAATACAGTGAACATGACCCTCACCTCTGCCTCCGTGATCGCTGTGACCACATAGACCAATGTGCACAGTCCGCACATCACTCCCAATATTGTTTTGCTTATCCGCCCTAAGCGTGTCAAAAATCGTTTCATGGCTGCCTCCGCATTTTGCTTGTTTATTCCGAACTTTTACACTCTAAATTATACTCACGCTGAGGCGGTGCGTCAAGTATCGGAGCCAAAAGTGATAATGACATGTCAAATGTGCAAACTATAATTATTTATGAGAGGAGGCGGTGCGGATGATCGCAGAGAAAATCAAAAAGCTGCGGGAGGCAAGAGGCTGGAGCCAGGCGGAGCTTGCCCGCCGTTTGAGCGTTACCCGTAACGGCGTAAACTCTTGGGAGCAAGGGCTCTCCATGCCGTCCCCAGCGTGCCTGGTGGACCTGGCCAAAGTGTTCTCCGTGTCCACGGACTACCTGCTGGGCATTGAAAACCTGGACAGCGTGAATGTGACCGGCTTGAGTGCCAAAGAGGTGGCCCTGTTGACGGAGATGGCAGACATGCTGAGGGGCAAAACTGAAAAATAAGATGAGCAGCCCATAATTTTTCACGGGCTGCTCATTTTTTTCTTGACTTTATACACCTTTTGGTGTATAGTATAGACAGAAACCAACAGGAGGTGCCGCTTTATGGACCAGATGAAAACCAGCAAGCTCCAGCTCACCCGTCTTGCATGTGGTCTGTCACAATCTCAACTGGCCGCTGCCGCCAATATCAACCCCCGGATGCTCCAGTATTATGAGCAAGGGGCCAAGGACTTGA